CCTCTGAACTGACTAACCCCCGCATTTCCCCCCATGTGTGTAGGGCCATCCGCGAGTATCGACAGGAGCTTGACCAGAAATACGGCGTGGAATACCAGCGGCACCTCCGTGATCTACAAGTCATTCGGGATGCGGCTTTGGAGAGCGGAGCGTTTAGTGCGGCAGTGCAGGCTGAATACCGCAGGGGTCAGGCGCAGGGTGACATCTACGTCAACAAGACGGAGATTCGGCATGGCACGATTGACCAGATGAGCAAGGAAGAGGTCATGAAAGCTTTGAACGAACTGAAGCAGACCTACGCTCCCTTGACACACGACGTTGGAGCAGAGGAAGCTGGAAACAGGAAGCGGGCGCGTGAACGTCTCGCAGAAGAGGTACAAGATGTTTCTGATTAATTTTCTCGGAAGACTCTGGTTTGGATCAGAAAGGTGGGATCTAGTTAATGAGGACAAGACTCCCGTGATCTACACCAAGCGGGCATACATGACCCCGTTACAGCGTCTGGACTTTGAAGAGTTGACCGGTAATGACCGATATTTTGGAAGTAAAGGCGAAGCCAAAGAAACAACGTGAAGCCAGCTTCTGGCAGGCCCTGAAGAAAGCCATGAGGGACAACTTTCCTGATTGGTCAGCCACACGTTTAGAATCTAGAGCCACGTTGGGTGTGCCGGATGTCTTGATCATGGACAGTCAGGGCGATTGGCACATGGTTGAACTGAAGACCACAGCCAACATGAGCGTAAACATCTCGGCCCATCAAGTCGCCTTTCTGACCAAACACGCAAGGGGCAGTGTTTGGATAGCCGTGAAGCTAACTAGTGACACCGGCCCGGAGGTCTTTCTTTATCGTGGTGAGCGGGCTGTGGACGTAAAGCTGGAAGGCTTGCGAGCCAAGCCAGATAAACACTTCAGCTATCCCGTCTCTTACAGGGAGGTCTTGGCTACTATTGCATCTATGCGCTGACCCGCATATAGTGCCGGTGGGCAATGTTGCCGGACACTGGGAGAAAGAAATGAACGAGGATCTGTGGGAGAAAGTTTTTGAGCAAATAACGGAGGACGTGGAATACGGAGACTTCACCGCGTTATTTGAAATTCTTAATCGGTTACCTGCGAATGTTTTAATTGGTTATTTAGACGAGGATAAGTTATGAGCCTGATCACATTGTGGACCGTGGATGAGTGGATAGCCGAAAATTGTTGTTGTGGAATCAACAACCAAGGTGATTGGGACGAACTATTATTGGAAGAGTTTGGCTGTGATTGCGCCGACCGATATGAAGACGAGGTGAAGTCATGAAAACGGTTCTTTTAACGCAGGAAGAATTAATAGACTCTCTGATGGAATGGACCATAGATACCGGTGTCGAATGGGCGGTTCCAGAGTTCGGCACTGAGCATGAGGAAGTTGATGGCGTGGCGTATATAGACATTACTTTCCCATATAAGCCGAGGGAGGCGTCATGAGTCTGATCACATTGTGGACTGTCGAGTCCGGAGAAAAGTGCCGTTGGTTCGTGGCGGAAGACGAAGCCAGACGGTTTGCCCGTGACACGTGGCTGAAAGAAGATGATGGTGTGCCTTTCGTTAGTCACAAGGTCATCTGGGATTCGGAGGAATTGTGCGAGATCCTGAATCACATTGAAGGGTTCACTGAGGGCCGTGAGCCGCAGGTTGGGGCCTTTCCGTCCATTGATTTCAAGCGGCTGATTTAGGCTCTTCCCTGCTCCAAAACAGACAGCCGCCTAAGGGCGGCTTTTCTTTGTCAAGCTTTTTTTTCGCCGCCCGCAAACCCGCACCATTGCTAGGCCGCTCTCCGGCCAACCCCCCGATTCGGGCCGGAATTGAAATTTTAAAAAATGGCGTATGTTATAATATGCGAATCAAGTCCAAGCGACTTCGATGTTCTTTAACAACGCTGGCCTAGCACCGAGACGCGAGTCCGCTATCGGATGGCAACTTCTCAAAAACTTCATTTTCACTTTGGGAGAAAAGCAATGACTAACATTTATCACTCTAAGCCGTTCTACACCATCAGCCCTAACTATTACCGTGGGGGCAATTATGAAACGGGGGTACGGATCGGTCATAAAGAGCGAAAGGCTTTGTACGCCACGCTTAAAGAACATTTTAAGCAGGGCGGCGACACAAAGTTTAAAACGGAGCAGGAAGGCCTAGACGCCTTAAAAGCCGCTGGTCTATCGCTTGATGACTATTCCGTTTGTGAAACCTGTTCGGTGAGCTTCGGCTGGTAAAAACCAACCCCGCTTCGGCGGGGTTTTTTGTGCCCAAAGAAATTTTAAAAAGAGCGTTGCATCTGCGGGTAACAACCCGTAATATCACAGGTGCGGCAATCCTGCCGCGAGCTTTGGGAGATATACCATGCAACATACGATTGAAAACTCAGACCAGACCCTGACCCGTTTGCTTCAACAGGTACAGGACCAAGCCGCCAGATCGCAGGACTTTCTGGCCCCGACTAATCAGCTTCAACTTATGACCGGTGATGCGGGTGACGGTAGCAAGGTCAGCCAGATCATCATGGAGCAGTCGGGCGGAGCACCCACTCAGATCCTGTCCGCTAATGATGTGGCGTTTGATCAAATCAGCCAGCGGGCCGGTATTGATGTCCGGACTGCCCGCCGCCTTCAACAAGATTACTCCACTGAATTTGATGGACTGATCAATGCCATCTGGCAGAAAGAACCGGCGGTGCGAATGATCCGCTCATTCCAGCACACTGATAACGCGGGCACGGCGCGAGCATTTGTCAGCGACAAATTTAAAACGTTTGATAACGTGCACCTGTTGCAGTCTGCCCTGCCGGAACTGATGGAAAGCGATGCCCAGTGGCAAGTGGTAAATGGGACGGTGACGGACAAGCGCCTGTATCTCCGCCTGAAGTCTGCGGTTATTACTGGCGAGGGCGCGGCGGTGGGCGACATCATGGCGCTTGGCATTGGCATGAGTAACAGCGAAGTCGGTTGCGGTAGCGTTAACGTTTACCAAATGTTCTGGACGCTGGCCTGCCTCAATGGGATGCAAACCGAAAAGCGCACCCGCAAGTCTCACATCACGGGGGCGCGTGGCGATGCTGATACGTGGGGCCTGCTGACTGATGAGGCAAAGGATGCGGATAATCACGCGCTGGCGCTTCAGATGCGGGATGTCACTGCCGCATACGCTAGCCGTGAGTCATTTGACGAAGTGCTGGAAAAGATGAAAACCGCGCATGATGACAAAGTCGAGGGTTCGCCGCAGTCGGCAGTTGAGGCTATGGGCAAAGTGCTGGCGCTGACCAAAAAGGATACCGCCAGCCTGATGGACGGCTTGCTCGCCACTATCGGGCAGGCGGGCTATGCCGGTCAGCCTGTAACCCGTGCCACCATGGTTAACGCGGTGACAGCGGTAGCGCATCAGGCGGACGCGGATAGCGTGGACGATTGGCAGAAGCTGGGCGGGCGCGTGTTGGACCTGCCCCGCTCCGATTGGCAACGCGTGGCGATGGCCGCCTAACTTACACTTCCCAAAGTGTGCCCCGCTCCGGCGGGGCTTTTTTTTGCCTGCGGGATATGCGATAGTCCGACTGCCGCAATGGTGCGGCTAACTTTGGGAGAAAAAAATATGACTGTTGAAATTGATGCGTCCTATGTAAGCGTTAGTGATTCTGGTGATCTGCTGGAAATCATGAGCAATAGCTGTTTGGACTTTTCTGATTTGTTAGATGAGGCCGAGCGGTTCGGGTGGGATATCCCTCAGAAGGATTTAGATCTTGATATTGTTAAAGCTTGGATCGTGGAGGCTGATATTCCCGACTCGGAATTGAAGGATTTAATTTACCGCCTGACGTGTGAATTAGTGGACCGGCTGAATAGCGTCCGCGAGGTTGCGGATAATTTCCTGACAACTACCCGCCAGCAGGCGGATCGCATCCGCGAGCTTGAATGCTACAAACCCGCCGACCCCGATACCCGCATCGCTTGACGCAACCCCGCCCCGATAGCCCGCCACACTGGCGGGCTTTTTTTTGCCTAGCGTATGCGATACCCTGAGCGGGCCGCGATTGGCGGCGACACTTTGGGAATTTAAAAATGCAATTACTTGATACGCGGGGCGCAAACCCCAAACTGAAAAAAACCGGCGCGGCGGCCCCGTTCCGTTACGCTGGTTTGTCTCTATTTCCGGACGCGGAATTGTGCCCCGGATCGAAAGCGGCGGGGTGTATGGATACCTGTTTGGCGGAGCAAGGGCGCGGGCGGTTTGATAACGTGCGCGCGGCGCGTCTCCGCAAGGTGGATTTCCTGCGGTCCGATCGCGCGGCTTTTCTGGATCAATTGCACCGTGAGCTATCCAATTTTGAAAAGCTTTGCGAGCGCACTGGGGAGCGCGGCGCGGTCCGGCTTAATGTTCTGTCGGATGTCCGATGGGAAACGCTAGGCATTCCCCAAGCGCACCCCGCCTTGTTATTTGTTGACTACACCAAACGCGCGGCGCGTCTCGGGAAAACCCCCGACAATTACCGGCTGATTTTCAGCTACAGCGGGCGCCCCCAGTACCGCAACCAAAACCGGCGGGCATTCCGAACGGATGCCCCCGTGGCGGTAGTGTTTCGCGGCGGGTTCCCCCGAACGTTTCGCGGGCGGCCCGTGATTGATGGGGATCGCGACGACATCGCAAACGCATTCGCGGCGGGTCAGATTGTGGCGCTCACTCCGAAAGGATCAGCGCGGCGGGATCGCACCGGCTTTGTGATCGATAACCCCGATTTGATCGGGTGCGCGTCATGAGCGCCGTCTTCGATTGGGTAAAAGCGCTGGGGCAGTGGCATTTAGCAGACCCCAGCGCGTCCGAGACGCGATGCGGTGCGCCCATGCTGGGGAATAATCACGCCCGCCG